ATACCTTGACCAATCCATACTAAAGTCTACTGTTTCATCAGGGTCTTTACTAGGCCATGTAAACATATTAAGCTACCTTTACTGTTCTATCTGAAGATGTAGTTGATCTATGTACATGAACTGTTCTACGTCTTTCATAGTTATCAGCTACTGCTGTATAGTCAAACTGTGTTGCAGTAATACTTTCTTCACCTAATGATGATGTTGCTTTAACTCCATCAGGTATAAATGTTCTACTATTAATAATTCCATATGTGGATGTACCATATGTAGCAACACCAAATACATCTCCTGTGCTATCAATTATTTCTCTAGTAGCCATTTACTTAATCAATCCTTATAATAGATGTAGTACTATCTGCCGTAGGAAAACCTACTATAAAATCACTAGTTGTTGTTGTTTTATCTGCACTAAAATCTAATACACATACAGCATTAGTAGTGTCAGATGTACCACTTGTTGTTGTGTTATATACTAAAGCACCTCTTACTGTTACAGAAGCATTAGTAAATGTAGCATTATCAAAACTAGTAAATGCTACTGTGCCTGATGTAGTAGCAGTTTTATTAGTTAAATTTAATCCACCACTTGTATATCCTGCACCTGCTACTTCTCCACTAGTTGTAAAATTTGTAGTACCTGCACTTAATGCTGCACCTGCACTATACAAAGCAATTTTAAAAGTATGTCCACCAGAAACAGAAAAGTCAT